CCCCTGACGCTGGCCTGATGCTGCCAGCGCGTGCCCAGCCAGCCGCGAGCGGCAGTCACAACCTGTTGTGAGGTCACGCTCATCAACTGCCCCCGTAGCGCAGAGTCTTGTCGACGCCGGGCACGTGCGGGAATCCACGGAAATTGACGACATTGCCAAACTTGTTGGCGCAGTGATTAATCGTCTTGTTGCAACCCTCGACGACCGTGAACTGGTCAGCCACGGCAATGAGTACCGGCATGTCCAGAACGAGCTGAACACCGCCCGCCCCGTCGTTGTTGAGCACCTCCATTTGCCGGCCCGCGTTGCCGCCGCTGGTCCATGTCAGGCGGCCACCAGCGTACACACCGGCAGCGCCAGGCAGGGTCGGGCTTACAAACTGCCGCGCGCTAAGCACGGTCGCGACGGTGTTGCTCTGGGTGCGTGAGGTCAGGTTGACGCCGCAGCGCGCATCACCCAGGTCTGCATCGCAGGTCGGAAGGTACGTGCGAGTAATGGTCCGCTGCAGCGTGTTTGTAAGGCCGCGAACCTCGACTCGCCAGGTGCCGTTGGCGCGCTCGACCTCACCAAATTGGCCGACGCGAAGCATTAGTTCGCCTTGCGACAAGTTCGCCACGTTGACCTGCGACACAATCACCTGCGCGGCGTCCCACACGCCAGCCTCCAGGTCCGCTTCGGTGATGTCGCTGCCGGACAGCAGGCCCAGCACCTCAAGATTGTCGGTTGACAGGTCGGCGCCCGATACGACGGCAGATCCGCTGGCGCCGCTGCGCGCGCGGTATAGGACCGACTGATACTCGATATCGTCGTCCGAATCCGTAAAGCCGAACACCTGCGCATCGCGGCGCGTGACTCTCACCAGCGTGCGCAGGGTCGTGACATCTTGCGCGAGATGTTCTTGCAGACCAGTGGACAGGGTCTTCATACGCGCACCTCGACGAGCTGCGTCTGCCACGCGTACAGCAGCTCGGATTGCGTGCGGTCGATAATCTGGATGCGAGCCTCGTCGGACTCAAAGCGCACCGGCACGTCAAACTCGCCAGACCACGTCAGCGTCTCGGTCGGCTGCGGGAAAAATCTGGCCTCGCCGCCAGTGGCCGTAAGTCCGCTAGTGGCAGTGCCCAAAATAACGACGGCGCCGCTTACGCCCGCGACCGAGTGGCTGCGATTGTTGAGCACGGCGGCCGCGGTGCCGGTAACGCCGGTCACCCACACGCGGCCGCCCGCGATCAGATTAGGCGAAAATGCGCTGGCTAGTGTGAGCTGGTGTGTAGCGCCGACGATGTGACTGCTGATGGTGCGTGTCTGGTCAGCGACAAACGTGAGCACGCCGGTTGTGTTGTCTAGTGTCGCCTGCCCGGCGAGGGTGCCAAACGTGACCGGGGCACCGTTGCGCAAGACCGCCACCGTGTTTGGCACCGGCTTACGAATGCGGCGGTCTTCAGCGAAAGAGCCGGTGCCGTACCGTTTGAACAGTTGATAGGTTGCAACGCCGAAGCCCTGCCCGGCCGTGCCCTGCTCCACCGTGCCGACGAGACCACGCATTACGCCGTTGCTGTGGGTCGCGCGAAAATCCCCCCAGTCTTTGTAGCGGAAGCCGTAGGCGGCACCGCGCGCCATGCGAAAAAAGGCGAGCAGCTCGTCCTTCTGAACCTCGGTGCGTGGCGCATGCGACAGGTCGAATCGCGCGCGGGACTGAGACCAGTTGATGTTTCGGCTCTCGAACCCAGCGCGCACGGTGACGATATCGGTGCTGTACCCCGGTCCACCGCTGGCCTGCACGCTGATGCGCTCGGGGAAGCGCGGGAGTTCCATGAAGCTCATTCGGCTACCCGTTGCGGCGGTTGGCTATAGCGAGCTGGCGCGACACGGCACCGGCGATCTGGTTGGCCGTCTGCCGGGTAACGTTGCTGCCGGGCGGCAGGTTGATGTTGATGGTGGGGCCGCCCATCGGCTGGATGGTCTGCCCGCTGCGGCCACCGAAGGCCAGCTCGGGACCGCGCTCACCCACGACGCCGAAGCGGCCCGGCGGGATGAAGCCGCCGTCGGCGAAGAAGCCGCTGAAAAGGCTGCCGAGCGAGCCGAACAACCCGGCGATCTGCTTGCCGCCGCTGCTCTTGGCAGCCTCACCGCCAAAAGCTGCGGTCAGGCCCTCGGTCAGCGGCTTGATGATGAGCAGCTGCGTGGTGAGCTTGAGGAGGTCTTGCAGCAGCGACTCGAAAAAGTCTTTCACGCTGCCACCACGCTCGATGAACGTGCCCAGGCTGCTTGCGAAGGTCAGGGCCAGCTGGTCGGCGGCGTTCTTGGTCTGCTCGATAGCCTTGGTGGCCTCGCCGTTGATGCCGAACACGCGCGTGTAGGCGGCGTCGAACTCGTTGAGGCTGATGGCGCCATTGAACAGGGCCTCCTCGATGAGCTTGAGGTCATCGGCCTGCTGGCGCACGGCGCTGCGGCCGGTGAGATCTTGCAGGCGGCGGGCGCGCTCGGCAGCAGCTTCATCGGCAGCGCGCTCGGCTTCGTCTTGCCGCTGCAGGCGCAGGAGATCGCGCTGGCTGTCACCCTGCTGCTGGGCGCGGCGCTCGGCCTCCTGCGCCTTCGTCAGCTTGTCCAGCGCGGCGGCGCGTTCCTTGGCGACCTTGGCGGCTTCTTCATCGGCCTTGATGCGGCGGGCGATGGCGCTGGCGCTGGCGGCCGTGGCGGCGGCCTCGCCACCCTCAACCTTCTGCCCTTCTGCCACGGCGCGGGCGTACTGCTCGCGCGCCGTGGAGGCCGCGCCCAGCTGGCGCTCCAGCTCCTTGAGCGCGAACACGGTGCCGCCAGGCTGCAGCAGCTCTTCGGCGATCCTCTTGAAGTCGAGCCGGCGCAGCGTGTCAATCGCGGTGTTGGTCGCCGGGATGACGGCACCGGCGATCTGGTTCTTGAGGCGCTCCCAGCTGCCGCTGAGCTTGTCGATCTCGGTCTGCAGGCGCGCGGCCTCGCGCACGGTCTCGTCTGTCAGGCCGCTGAAGCGCTCCAGGCCGTCCGCGCCCTGATTGAGCAAGGGGATGAGCTTGGCGCCGCTGCGGCCAAAAAGTTCCACTGCGAGCGCGGCCTTCGACGGGCCGTCCTGCAGCTGGCTGAAGCGGGCCGCCAGATCGCGCAGCACGTCGGTGGCCGGGCGCGCTTCGCCGGCGGCGTCCTTGACGCTAACGCCAAAGGCGCGGAACAGGCGGGCGGCTTCCTCGTTGCCGGTGGCGGCCTCGCTGATCTTGACGTTGAGCTTGGTGAGGGCAGTATCGAGCGCCTCAGCACCGACACCAGACTCCAGCGCGGCCTGGCGCAGGTTGGCGAGCTGGACGGCCGTTGTGCCGATGCCCTGGGCAGCCTCGTCAAGATCGTCGATCGACGACACCAGCGCGCGCAGGCCGTTGAGCACCACGCCAGCGCCCAGCGCCGCCCCAAGCGTGCCGAGTCTTGCGAAGGCGGCGGCCGCGTTCTGCACGCCGCCGGACACCTGGCGCAGCACCGCACTGGCGCGGTCCTCAGCGGTGACGACGATCTTGGCTTGATTGGTCATGCGTCGAGGTCCTTGGCAGCCAGGCGGTCTTGCAGGTACTGCAGCAGCTCGATAAGCAGGAGCGGATCGTCAAACGGGTGCAACGCCAGGTACAGCGGCAGGCGCTCGGGCACCCAGCCGCTGCACCAGCGCCAGGCGTGGCGCAGGGTGCAGACGTCTGGACAGAGCGGCGGCGCGGCCGCACTGGCGAGGCCGGCCAGGCCGGCGCCGGCGAGCTGTTGCAGCACAAGCGGCTGCGCCTGACCCCGCTCCCAGGCCAGGCGCGCGTCTAGTTTTTTCGGGCGGCCTCCGCGCGGGCGGCGCGCTGGGCCAGGCGGTCGAGCAGCGCCTCGCGCAGGGCAACAGCTTCGGCGGGATTGGTGTCGAGAAGCAGCGGCACCAGGGCGGGAGCAAAAGGCACGTCTGGCGCGGGCTCAGCAGGATCGCCCGGCACCAGGTCGGCCTCGACCACGCCGCTCCAGCCGACGATGCACTGCTCGAGCAGGCTGCGGAAGAACAGCACGGCGCCGGCGTTGCCGGTGATGCGCGTGGCACCGGCCAGCTCGAGCTCGTGCGGCGTGGGCAACCGCACAATGACGCTCTTGCCGGGGGCGAGAGCGTGCGTGAACTCTCGCGCCTTGGTGGCGGCCGCCACTAGGCGCTCTACGTCGGCGGCCGACATCAGGTCGAGTACTCAGTGAACTGCGCGGCCATGGCGACGTTGATGGTGCGCTTGAGCACCTGGTTGACGGCCAGGGCGGGGGCTGCGCTGTAGCTCCACACGCCGGTGCCCACGGCGCGGGGGATGCCGTTGGCATCACGGATGCGAATGGGGCGGTTGAACAGCGACGCGGCGGCCGCGCGCACCTGCGTCCAGAAGCTCATCGACTGATCGTCGTCGACATTGAAGCTGACATCGATCGGCGTTTGATTGGTGGGGAAGCGGAACTGCAGCGGGTTGTCGATGTACTGACCTTCCTGGAACTGCTGCTCGCCGCCGGTGACGTTGAGCTCGTTAATCTGCTGCAGATCGGCCCAGGTGATCACGGCACGCAGCTGGCCCGCACCCTGGCCGGCGGGGAAGGTGGCGGTACTGCTGGCGTCAAAGCCTTCGAGCGTGACGTCATTGGTGGCCACATTGCTGACGCGGAACACGCGGCCGACGGCACGGCTCCAGCCCGAGCTGAGGATCTCGACATAGTCGCCGACGACAGTGCCGTGCGCCGCCGCGAGCGTGGCGACGGCCGGGTTGGCGTTGCTGATGGCCGTGATGTTGGCGGCAGTGCGAAAGGTGGCGGCAATGGACGGGACACTGCCGTTGACGATGATACGTGCCATGCTGATCTCCTAAAGTGATTTACTCCGTGTGCATGACACGGAAGGTCCAAACCTGGCCAAACTCGTCGAGCTGCGGCTCGAACTGGTCTGCACTTTCGTTCTCGATGACGATGTCCAGCACCGCAGTGCCGCCGAAGGTGCCCTTCTTGCCGTTGAGCGCAAGGCGCACGGCCTCGCCCAGCGTTTTGAGCTGCGCGTAGGTGGTGGCCACCACCAGCACGTCGATCAGGCTGTCGACGCGGCGCTCTGCCACTTGGTCGAGCACGGGCTCGCGCTCGCCGCTCTGCTTGCTGTAGATGACCAGCGGGGCGCTGGTCTCTTGCGGCGCGGCGCCGCCGTAGATGCGGGCCGCAGCACCGCTGCCGACGATGGCGGTCACGCCGGCGGCTGCGTCCAGCAGGGCCTTGACAGCTCGTTCAGCACGCATCAGCGGTCCCGGCCGGTGGCGAGAAAGATGCCGACGCGGTTGTTGACGTAGGCGGCAAAGGCGTTGCTGGCCGGCACCTCAGACTGCTTGGCGGCGCGCTCCATGTAGCGGCGGCCCTGAAAGCCGGGGTGCTGCACGCTTTTCACCAGCGCGCGGCCACCGAGGTTCAGCGCGTTGGCGGCGCGCGTGACGCGGATAGGGTGCGCTTTGGCGCCCACCTCGACGATGTTGGCGTAGTACGCGAGCTTGCCGCCGGCCTTGACGGTGCCCTCGACCCAGCCATCCCGGAACGCGCGGGTGCTCACGCGAATGGAGCGGCGCAGGTTGCCGGTGCGGCCCACTGGCGCGTTGGCGCGCGCGGCCTTGCGAATGATGGCCACCGCGGCGCGCATGCCGCCGCGCATGATGTTGCGGCGCAGGCGCTCCGGCAGCGCGGACAGGCGCTGCTTCAGGATGTCAAAGCCCTGGATCTTGATGTTGAACTGGACGGGCATGGGCAATCGCTAGGTGGCGCGGTACTCGGCGCACATGAGCTGCAGCTCTTTGTCCGCCTGCAGCGGGTTGATCACGGCATTGATCTGCAGCAGCCGGCCGCCGAAGTTGACGCGCATCTTTGGCGTGATGCCCGCGACCTGGCTGCTGTAACGCAGGCGCACGCGCGCGGTGAGCTCGCTCTGCTGCTCCTGGTTGAGAATGAATTCGCGCCCGGACAGCGGCTCGACGGCGGCCCACACGGTGGCCACGGGCGACCAGGTCTTGTTGGCGGTGCCGTAGTCAGCGTCGCGCACCTCGACCGGCTGCTCAAGGGTGACGCGCTGGTCCAGCAGGCCGGCGCGCACCTCACACACCCCACACGCGGTAAGGGTCCAAAAGCCCAGCCACGAAGCCGTGCGGCACAACGGGCTTATCGGAACTGCGCTCGCGGTTGGCGTACATGTCGCCGATAGCCAGCAGCATCCAGCTCTTGATGGCGGCCGGCACCGCAGCCGCGTTGGTCCAGCCGGCCACGTAGGTGACTTTTACGGCCTCGGGCTGCTGGCGCGTGGCGGGCCAGGCGTAGCCGTAGGCGGGCTCGATCCAAGCCTCAAACTCGCTGGCGGCGATTAGCTGGTAGCCGACGGGGTTCATAACTTGCGCGACGCCGTCGGCATCAAGATAGTCGATGCGCGTAACGGCGGTGGCGCGCGGCATGGGAAGCCGGATGCTGGTCGGGAACGCATCGAGCGTGAGCGCCCAGGTGGTAGCGATGATGGAGCGGCCAAGCTCCTGCTCGGCAGACTCGCGCGCAGCAGTGATGAACACGCCGATCAGCGCGTCTTCATCAGCGCCGTCAACACGCAAGTGCAGCTTGGCTTCAGCCAACGTGACGGGCTCGCTACTAGGACCAGATTCGCGGACAAGTCCCATCAGTTCCTCGTGGTGTTCTGTTGCGCCGGGCGCGCGGTGTTGATCTGGACGGGCCGCTGGTCACGTTCCGCCCGCGGCCGGCCGCTACCGCCCGCAGGCGGCATGCGAAGCCTCAGCACATCAACGCCCCCCGCGCGAGCCGGTTCTGCAACGCCTCCGAGCTGCAGCGCATTGCCGGACAAAAAGGCGATCACCGCGCCGCCGGCTCGCTCAATCTCGCGCGCACCGCCGATGGCGAGCGATACTGCGCCGGCACCGAGGGCGATGCCGCCAATGCCCTCGCGTTCAGCGTATCCGCCAAGGGCAAGAGCCGCCCCACCGAGCGCGGCGACTAGGCCGCCCGCGCGGTCGGGCTCGGCAGCGCCGCCAACCTGCAAAGTGGCAACGCCAGCGGCGGCAGCGAAACCGCCAGCGACCTCTGGCTGCGCGGTCCCACCAACGACGAGCGAAACCCCGCTGAGCGTGGCGACGAGACCGCCGCTGCCAGATACCTCAGCCGACCCGCCGACCGACAGCGTTACAGCGCTGCCAGAAACCTGCGCACCGCCGGGCTCTTCCCTAGAGGCAGTACCGCCAACATTGACGGTCGCCGTGCTGCCGCTGGCCGGCTGGTTTAGCAGCAGCAGCAGCATGGGGTTACGGCGTCAGGTTGAAGGTCAGGGTGCTGGTGTTTTCGACGGCGTCATCGACGCGGGTGACAAACGCGGCCGGCGTCTTGATCTCCGACGGCTGGTGCACAGTGACTTGGATGTCGGCGGCGGCGGCCAG